AAACAACACAGCTTTATTGTTGGGTCTAAATAAATTAAAATATGAATTAGCAGCGCTGCCTACACTGACAGCGGAGTTACCAATACTGACAGTGTTTCTAAAACTTTTACCTGAATTCATTTGTATGTCCATCAGGTAATATCGTAGTTGATCATCAGTTTCCTTTGAAACTGCTCTTACACGACATGTACCAATAGAATCACCACCGAAGTCAGCTCCATCCTTCAAAACTAATTTTTGGAATCTATCAATATCAGGTAAACCTGCAGTATTACCTGACAAACCGGCAGCAGCACCATTAGAGTCAATGTTAACTAATACATAGTTTCCATAATTTGCAGGTGTTATTTCGTTATTAATTTCTGAAGTTGAAGCTGGCTTTTCGATCCGCGTTGCAAAAGGTGCTAGTATCCTAGCTCTATACCCATCGACGACTGCGATACCATCACTGACTGTCATCAATAAGTTATCATTATCTGAGTCTTTATCAAATCTTAATCTAAATGGGTCTACTACGTAATCGCCTGAGTTTTCATTTATTCGAGTTGCAACAAAGTCTCTTACTATATTATATGAATTATTTTTATTTTTATCAGCAATAACCACGCCCTCTTTGATATTTACAAGAGGTACAAAGTTATCAGCTGCGTCTAACTCACTTTCATTTGCCAAAGTTAAAGTAATTCTAAATCTGTCAGCACCGGGTGAAGATATATTAGGTACAGCACCTTGATTATCATATAAATCAGCATCATCATCAACAGTAACTACATCTTCAACTATTTTAAAACCTACAGTTTCATTTACAGTATCATTATACTTTGAAACTATAATTGATTGAGCTTCGGTAAATACAAAAAATCCTTTGACAAAGTATACACCTTGGTCTATACAAAACTGCACACCTCTTCCAACCGCAGGGTTTGCATCTGTGTTAGTAGTTTGTACAGCAAGTGTGGTCGATCCATTTGTGATATTTTCACCTGCAGTAAATCTAACAGTAGATAAGCCTGTCTGTGCACTAGGAGCGTTAGTATAGGCAACAAACAAAGTGGCAGGGTCTGAACCAGTTGCAGTCACAACTTCTAATACTTTGGCTGTCACAGTACTAGTTGAACCAGTAAACGTTGTGCCTACTAAAGATGAAGGTGTTCCAGGCAATGCTAATGATGTCGTATCAAGTTTTACAAATTCATATGAGTTGTTGAGGGTAGTTGATCCAGGCTTTACAACCCCGCCTTCTTGAAATATATTGCTTCCAAATCTAGCAATTTGAGATTGTAATAGTGTTTGTGCCTGAGTTAATTCGCGAGCTTGCAGTACTCTACCGCTATTAAATAGAATACGATAAAACCCGTCACTGTCCGTAAAGTCATCTTTATACTTTGTGGGTATGAGGGTTGAACTAAGAGTAGTAGCCATTCTTTATTTCCTTAGAATTGTACGACAACTTTAATGTCTTCATTTTGTGCCAGCGCTCGACTTACAGGTTTTCTGTTATCTATATAGAGTATCGCACCAGTTTCAGGATCTACTTCTGGTGATCTTAGGGCTGAATCAATTACACCGTCACCGGCACCATTTGTTTCAGTTATAAGCTCACCGTCTTGAAATGTTAAGAATCCAGTGTCATCATTCTGATGATAAAATATTTGATTGGAATCAATCTCATCTACAATAGCTTTTGCTGATGTAGTAGAACCTTGAATTGTTTTATCAGCGGTAAATCCTGTAACTATGCTTGAAAGTGTCATGCTCTTCAGCGCATTTCCTGTGGTTGCTAAGAAAGCTGCGCCGGCCGAAGTGCGTGGATCTCTTACTAATCCTACTTGTCTAAAGTCTTGATTAACTATCAAGTCCGAATCAGTTCCTAATAAATCAGAATGAAACATTACAGATGTAGATCTTAAATCTTCTCTGGGATCTTTACCCATACCTGAGTCAGGGCCAAGCACTGCTCGGGCAGTTGCGTTTTGTGATGCACCACCTCCAGTAATTGAAACTATAGCCCTCGTATATCCAGTGCCAAATCCTTTTACGTCACCGTTACTAGAATCTTCTGCTCTTAATCTAACGAGTCTTCCAGTTGCAGAATCAATTGTAGGTATGAATGAAGCGTTTGAACCTGTGCCAGTAATAGTAATTGTTGGAAGTGATGAATAACCAGCACCTCCATCAGTGATAACTAAGTTAAGAATTTCTCCGGCTTTTGCATTATTCTGCACTTCTTCTTGTTTTAGCTGTATGCCAGTTGAGTTAGAATCAGTAGCTCCTTGAACCTGCACTGGCATAAAGTTTGAAGACATAAAACTGTTTGCACTGGCTGCGCTTATAGTATACAAAAATTTCCAAACGTAACCGTCAGCTAATCGCCTTGCATCATTATTTGAGTGAGTTGGTTCGTTGATAGAGGGAACAGCCGTACCAGCAGCATTTCTTCCAACCTCTAAACATACATATACTTGATTAGCTTCATTCTTTACATAATACGGACTCGCAGGGTAACCAGATTGTTGATCATCAAACTGTGAATATATAACACCTGACGCCCAGTTATTACGTGGTACAACAAGTGATGTAGCTTCAACTTTCTTTACACCTTGCAATGCATTACGAAATGATTGAATTGTTTGAGGTGAGTTAGTGGGTGTAGGTACTGTTTCAGATGAATCCCACTGCTCTGATCGACCAATACCAATATAGTACTTTCTCGTATCAGCGGTAAACTGATCAAAGAAGTCCTGTGCTATTTGTCTTCGTAAGGCGTCTGTTACTATTGCTGGCATTATCTTATCCTATTAAGTACTAACTGCTGCACCAAGCACAATCCTACGGAAAGCACCAGTGTCACTATCAAAAACTGCAAGACATGGATCACCTGATGCTCCATTCTTTACAAATATCAAAGCTCCATGCTCCGGATTATTTGGTTTATTTGCTACTGTATAAGCGTTTAAGTTAACTTGTGTTGTTCTCGATAAAACATAATCCGAGTCTACTAATGTTTCTACTGCACCTGAATCAACATAATTAAAGTTACTTAATTGTTTTAATCTAACGTAATCTGAATCTATAATCGTGGTTACTTCAGCAGAATCTAGGCCGCGATTTGAATCAATCATCTTTTGTACTTCAGATGAATCCAAACCGCCGTTTGAATCAATCATCTTTTGAACTTCAGCTGAGTCTAAAGTCGATGTAACTGGTGCTCGAGCTGTTACGTAAGCAGAATCAATCAGTGCAGTTGCAAGACCAGAATCAATTGAATTTGCTCTTACAATTAAAAGAGTTTGTGATGAATCCTGTGCAATACCACTTCTCAATGCTATATAACTCGAATCTACAATACCATTGATTGAATTAGCGATGCTGCCACCGATAGTTGTATCAAGCAGCACTGTCCCTGTAGAATCAGGAAGTGTGATCGTATTATCTTTTGTAGGATCTGTAATTGTAAATGTAGTCTCAAACGAATCAGCAGTTGCACCTTCGAATACAATTGCATTACTATCAAATCCTACACCAAGATTAGCAGCTGCTCCTCCTGTTGCTACTTGTAAAGCTGCAACGTCAGTATATAATTCAGTAAAGTTATCATTTATTTTGCCGCCAGCAGTACGCAGGTCATCACCGGTTCCATCATTACCGCTGCTGCCAACACCAATTACTTGTTTAGCCATCTTAAATCCTACACATTAATTGTTATTATTTATACCGAACTTACCATTGAATTAGAATATCTTTTGAATTCTCTCTGATCGAATGTATCGAACGTATTGTCAAATGTAATACCACTTCCAAGTGCTGTGCCAGCATCGTCGAAAGAAATACCATAGCCTGCGAGCTCATCTAAGTTACTATATATCTTGGCCAAGAATAATAAACTAACACCTCTTCCACCAAAGAAGTTTGTGGTTCGATATGGATGGTATCTTTGCTCGGCAGAATCAGCATCCTGATCGTCAGGTAATAACAATGATACTTCTCTATCACCAGTCATATCAAACGATGCAGTTTCAACAACTTTGATTCTTGGATCAGGATCAGTGATTGATTCAGCAGTTAATACAGTAACCTGTCCTTCTGTTACTACCTCAACTTCTGCACCTAAGAAAAATCCTGCGGGGTGAACAAAGTTTCTGTAAAGTATTTCCCAGTCATTTAACGATAAAGGTGATTTAATTAATACCGAAAAAATCTGATGTATTCTACCATCAGTTAAAATAAATGCATCTTCGGGCCCAATCTTACCTTGTGTTGCGTCACCAACTCTTAATAAACTATTTTTTGGATAAATGACTTCAACGTTGTTTTCGTCAAAAAATGCTCTAAAAAAACCTTCTGCTGAATATAAAGAACCCTTGACTCGAAAAAAGTTACCAAAGTTTCTTAGTGCTTCTCTGGGAAAGGTAAATTGAGTTTGTGATACGCCAAGAGCAATTTCATCTAGTACAAAGTCAAGTCTCTTTAATGTTACATCTTCAACATCTTTTATCGTTAATATCTCATTAATTATGCCACCAAAGTTTTCATCTGAATCTAAATGTTCATAGTATGCTTCTAGAAATGTAACAAGATTAGGATACGATGTAGTAAAGTATTCAGGCAGCACTTGACGTACCACACTAAGCTTAAAGTTAGATGCTAACCGGTCGTAATCTCTTAATGTTTCAAAGTTAGCCATTTATTCCACGATTAAAGATTGTGTTTGACGATCTATTTCTGCTGTAGCAGATGAACGTGCGGTATCTAGTTGAAGTATATAATTCCTTAAAGGCTTAATAGTGCCTTCACTTTTTGGTGTAACTCGTATAGGCAAGAATGTTTGACCTGATATAAGTTGTGTAGGTCTAAACCCTACTAGACTTACTTTACCAGACAGTGAGTTATATTCGCCTACATTATCTAAAAGTACATTTCCATCTAAGTCTACTATTTCTAATACTGAAGATCCTAAACGGTTTTTAATAGTACATACAAAACCGTTGAATTCAAATGCGTCACTTTGCACTCTATGAAATACATCATCTGGCACAGCAATGCTTGTAGGGAAATCTATATCTAAAGTGTTCAAAGTGTTTATAGTAATTGTAGGACGCATCTGTACACTAACATTGATAGTGCTTGAAAGTATTGAATCATCTAGTGCATCAATCTCTGTCAATAGATTCGATTTTCTAAATATGCCGCCGAACGTAGAAACATTAGCATCAAAGAAAGACTTCATTAAGTTAAATACTCTTTGCTCTGCAGAAAGTAGTGTGATACCAGTGCGACCAGGATCATATGCAAACCTTGTATCGAGCTGTAAGAACACATCCTCCGGGTCTGTAAACTTAGTAGTCATAGACATTACAGAGAGATTATTTGTATAATTAGATTTAATATTATCTTTTACTGACTGTTTTACTGCATCACTAGTATTATCTTGAAATTGTAATGATATATAAACTGCACCATAATCAATGGGTTCGTTCTGATCTCCACTCCACACAGATGCGCTTTCCACTTGAGGAAAATTAGATTCTACCATTGCCTTGTAATCAAATGATGTCACTAATCTTTTTTGTCCAGCGAAAGCAATGGGTGCTAGCTGTTTTACAGATTCAATTGATTGCTTTGGAGCTCCACCGGTTGACTCTGTCACTGTAACGACGTTTAATGTGTAATCAACACCGTTTACAGTAATATCAGAGGCGGGCGTAAATATTGTTCCATTATTAGCATCAGAACCTTTACTCGATAGATATGTTACAACGACTTTTTCACCAGGTTCAGGTGACTTACCAAAGGAAATGCCATCCCCAAAATTTAATTCATAAAAACCATTTGGTGCTTCATTCAAAGAAAAGTGTTTTGAGTTTTCATCTACTGTAATTGCAAGGCTTATTGGAGTGTAAGAAGTAAATGATGTTGAACTCGGTGACTCGAAAACGTCTACTGTTGCAGTTGAAGTATCAATAGTTTCATCGGGTATAACGTATATTTGTCTTTCTCTTTTTTCGGGTGCAAAGAATGTTTTAGTTTTTTCTACACCTTCTACTATTGCAAGATTATCATCATCTGAAGTATCTTTAAAAACATATAAACCTGTGCCGTCATCTGTAGCGAAGAAACTTTCTCTAGTTCTAAAAGTAAATGTCACTCCGTCTATCTGACTTGTAAACTGTGTGCCCTTTGCAAGTTGTAATCTTGCCGGTCTGCCAGTTACACCTGCTAGGTTTACATTTAGATTTACAGTTGCAATCGCAGCTTTTCTAGAAGATACTTCATAACCCAATGTTTGTGCATGTGATACTACTGAACTGCGCAATTGTGCTGTAGTAAGAAATGCTTCATTGAGAGCAAAGTTAGCTGTCAGACCGTTGATATGACTATTATACGCTAATACATCTAAAACGTTCGATAATCCGGAAGCTTCAAAATCATAATCAGAAAACTCACCTTTATTCTTAAAGAAATTCTTTAAGTTATTTTTTATGTTTGTAAAGTCAAGGTCGGAAGATTTAATTTGTGCTGCCATTTATCTTAGCCTCGTTAAATTTAAGTCGAGTGTAACAGTTTCACCGACACTTAGTATTTCAAACACTACTGTTATTCTTACATTATTTGTATCAGGACGTAAGTTTACATCAACATTAATAACCCGTGCTCTTGGTTCATGTAATTCAACTGCTTCAATAACGTTATCAGCTATAAGCTCAGCTTCATCGCCTGTCTCTAACTCAAAAAGAAAATCATTTAAATTACCACCAAATGTAGTATCAAAAGGTTTTTCATATCTGTTAGTCAACAATAAATTTTTAACTGACTGCTTGACTGCAGCTATCGAAGTTTTCTTAAAAATGTCACCTGCAGGCTTTGGCGTAAATGTCAAATCAAGGTCAGAATAATCAAGGCTTCTAGACCCAACGATTGAAGTACCAAACTGATTTCCGTCTTCTATAGAAAATGCTTTTGCCATGTTTCTATTTATACCACTTCGACTAATTCGTTCGTACTTTGTACATAGTTGTTGAAGCGAGTTTCTATTTCATTTGTGTATTTTGGTTTATAATCAGTTCCAACTTCAGGCATAACTAGTATGATTTGTGCTGTTAAGCTCCCATCAACGTTATAAGTATCATAACTTAAAATCATTTTTTCAAATTGTAGTGAATCTTTCCACCACAACGCTAGATCAAAAGTTTTCTTTTTGTCTATCTGCCCTTTACGATTTCTTAGTTCATATACCACACAGCGGCCTTTAGCTTTGAGATCGTTAATCCCACCTTCAGTTAAAACTTCGTTAGGACCAGATCTGTATATGCCTTCAGCTACAACTAAACGATACTCTTCATACTCATCGTCATCTATCATTATTGACTTTAAAACTTGTCCATGCAAATATAAATTACGTGCTATTTTAACGCGTTCTTCTAATTTAGTAACATGATCAAATGTTATTGAATCACCATAACCACCTAAGAACTTAGCTATCGTAATACCATGATCTATTTCTGTTCTTGCTCTTATGTCTGCTTGATTTTCAGGCTTATACTTAGGGTGTGGAACAATCTCTATTTCTGAGTTAACAACTGACCCTTGAAACCTTTTTGCCTCGGCACCAACACTTTTACCAAGAACACTTCTAGATCTTACACGTCTTGGTGTTGCTTCATTAGAGATAACTCTATCAACACCTGGTGGTACACTATTTGAAAATGTGGCTGATATTGTATCTTCGGCTATAAGTGTGCCTACAAACTTTGTTTTCTTTTGATTCAATGGATCTCTTAATTTTGATCTGGCTTCCGTAGTACTAAGTGTTCTATCTGATACACCCTCATAGTCTGCATTCCTGTTTACCTGATTGAATAGTATATTGCCTTGGTCAATTGTCACAGTCCTGACAGCGAATTCTGATTCACCTAGATAAGAAGTAAGAATGGAAGATGTAGGTTCAGCAGTTTCTTTATTAGTCGCCGGTGTCAAGGTAACAGTGGCCTGCGCACTACCTGCAGATGCACCCAAGGCAGCTGTACCCGCAGTACCAGCAGTACTAGCATTGCCTGACAAGTTACCGTTAAAAGTTGGTGCTTCCATTCCAACACTAGCGTGGACGCTGTTAGATGCATGCATAGAAGTAGAATTTACACGATCACTATGAGTAGTATTTGCATATATTACCATGCCGTCACCACCCATCGTACCTGTTGCACCAATAGCTGTCAAGTCAGTAGCACCAATGTTAATGCTAGGTGCAGATAGTACTGCTTCAGCTTCAGAAGTATGTGTCATAATACCTTTTGATAAAAACTCTGTAGTAGACCCATACATTGTAGAAGCTGCACCTTTGATAAATGTATTATCGCCGCCATGTGTCAAGTTAGTAGTGCTTTTAATTACCTGTCTATAATAGTTACCACCTATCAACGATTGTACGTTCTTACCAATGTCTTGTCTGTAACCACCTTTTATGTCTTCTTCGTGATCACCAAACACGTCAACGTTATAACTTCCACCTACGCTTAAATCGAAATCACCATCGACTCTCATCTTTACATTGCCATGGTACGTTATGTCACCGTCACCTTCAATAATAATTTTTTCATCACCTGCGCTTATGCGCACTGTGTTCTTTGTGCTGTAGATAAGTATTGTGCCGTCAGGCTGTATCTCTACACCTGAACCTTTACGATGTTTTATGAGTATACGTTCACGTCCAGGTGTATCATCATATTCTTGTACGTGGCCTGATACCGTTTTACGTACCTGATTATATGGATATTCTGAAGATGCAAAATCTTTAAACTCTAAGTCAGTACCAATAGTGCTACCGCCGTACGGCAGCGTGTTTTCTTCTATACCTCGTGCTTCAAGATTTGTAGATTGCCTACCAGTATATTGTCTAAAGGGATATGTGTCTGTGTTATCAACAAATCCATCTGGATTTCTTTCTAGATTTTCAGGAATTTGCATTTGCTTGATTTGTTTATCGCTAATTGTCATCCGTCTTCATCCTCACTATATCTCTTAAGATAATCACTTACTTCAAAACCTGGTCCTAAAGCTAAATCGTTTAGTAAATCATCGTGTGTGTAAGCTTCTACATAAGGAAATACTTTTACTATTGTGCTAAGAACTTTGTCTATACTTCTCCATGACTCGTCTGTAATTGATTTTTTGCTATAGGTCTGTTGGGTTTTTTCATCAGTTGCAACCGAGTGGCCTGCATCGATTATTATGCTGATGCCATCTTTTAGTTGTTGATCAGCAAATTCTAAATCAATTTCTGCAGGTTTAAAACCTATGTCAGCAAAAGCATTTACTAAACCACCTATAGCGTCTCTATCAGCAGCATAACTTTTTGTGTTAGGAAATGTTTCGAGTGGCATCACTCTTTCAATAGTTCCGTTCTTATTAATAAAGTAATGCATCCATGCGGCACGTTCTCTTTCTGGAATATTGTTAGTACCTAAATTCATGATCTGATATTGAATTTGCTTAGCTTTTATTATTCCATCATTGTATGCTTTAGCGTTTGTAAATTTAACGTCAGCAGCACTTCCTGTCCAACCCATATTAACGTTAGTAATTTTTCTTTGAATTGTTTTTAATTCTAATTCTAATTCTTGCGCACTCGTAACTCGCGTGTATATGAAATCACCTACTTGACCTGACGTAATGCCGATCTTTTCAATAGGTGTAGTAGGTTCAGCGTCTATTTTAAGTGAACCTTTCTGCACTGAACTAAATAAATCTGTAAATCCTTTTTCGTTAATAATGTTTGTAGGAATTTCTACGTCTGAAGCTTGACCTATTTCAGGTATTACCTGCCCTAGTTCTTTAGAAGTTGCACCTCCTAAAGATTTACTTCCAACATTACCTAAAATATTTCCAAAGTCAACGCCCATATTACCAAATGGTAAACGTTCTACGACTTGATCTAAACTTATTCCACTCTCTTGTTTTAATTTTTGCTGTATAAGACCAGCATCCGGTGCAGTTGGAGTATCAATTGGAAAATCATCCACAGGTATTTTCATTTTAAAAGAACCTAATGGATTATCTAATTGTTCCATTTGAATTTTAGATGTCAATTTTTGCTCAACTACAATCTCATCTACAGGATCATTAGATGGATCTAAAAGTTTATCAGCTTGTTCTGGTAATGTCTTAACCAGATCTGTTACACCGTCTGCATCAAATCCAAACTTTCTAGCTGCCTCTTGAAAATTTGGATCTGCAGCAGCTTTTTCAGCTGCAAGTTTTACATTTGCATCTATTTCATCTCTGTTCAAAGCATAAGCTTCTAGTAAAGTAGCACGTATAGCTTTTGGATTTGCACCTGTAATTGCTGGGTGAATGATATTATTTTCTGCTGAAGTTTTACCTGTTAAAGCATCTATAGCGGTTTTGTTTACTGACGATGGTGTTTTAGTGTTAGGTGTTTCGCCAAGTGTACTCGTAGCTTTTGCAGGTATGGGGTTTGGTTTACCCTTCTTCTTTGCTTCAGCAGCTTTTGCTTCTTGGGCCAGTGTTTGGAATCCACCTATCAAAGTTCCAATGTCACTTGAACCTTCTGCAAAATCACCAAATAGTTTTACAGCTTTCTTTTGTCGAGCCTTTTCATCAGCCGATAATGCATCAGATGCTTCCACAATTTGATTAAGCTGATTTTGAAAACCAGTTCTTGTAATTCCGTCAGCCATTACGATGTCATCTTTCTAAAAATTTCATTTGCTGCATCTATTCTTTTTTGTTGCTTTTTAAGTTTTGGATTTTCAAACCTATCTTCAAATATTAAACAAGCTTCTTCAGGTGTTTTAGCTCTTTTAAGTTCGTTGTACCTGTAATACTCTTTCATATCATTTAATTCTTTGATAGTAAATAGAAGCTGTGCATATAAGCTCTGCCATCTTAAATTTCTCTTTGAAGCAAACTGCACAAGGTTGCCATACCTATTACCAGCAGACTCTGCAGAGTTCCACTGCGCAATTCCAAACGATCTTTCTGGTGGCGCTGAGGCTGCAACTGTATCAAGATCACCAGTAATTTGTGCACCTGACTCTATGTAAAAATTTCCAAGTATGCCACAAGTTTGTTCTGCAGTAAAACCTCCACCCTCTTGAGTTAAGAAGAAGTTAAATGCTCTTTCTATATTACTAGAACCACTAAGATATTGTGCATCTGTTTCTTTTGCTGTTTTTGGTATTGTTAAATCTGGCCTATCTACTCCACCTGCATGTTGTAGTTCATCTGGCAAATTTGGATCTAAATAACCCTGATTCACAGATTTTTCATATCTAGGTATCGAACCAAGTATCAGAGGCAACTGTGAATTTTTACCATCTAAGAATATGCCCCACACTTGTGCCTGTGGTTTTATACCTATGTTAGTACCTAAACCTGAACTACCACCCTCAGTCACTGGCACTACTACTTGAGCCCAAGGTAAATCACCGTCTGGTACATCGCCTGTATTTTCACTATGTACGCCAAATATTCTAACCTTGACTCTACCCAGTTCTAAAGGATCGTTCAAACTCTTTACAGTTCCAACAAACCATCTTGTCTCATCACCATAATAATCTTTATGAGTATTTGGAATCATAAAGGACTCCTTAAAAATTTATCATCTTTATAAGAAGTGAGCTTAGTGCATTGTAAATGTAAATCATATTTTTCAGAACGAATAGAATGCTTACACCCGTATATTAAATAGTCACCGGATTTTTTCAAATCAAATTTCATATCTTGATTGTTAGGCCTGTTAGATTTAAAACCTATACGTATAACGTTACCAGTAGTTCTGTGATATGAACCCTGCAAAAACCCTGAACCTGATATTCTGATACTTATAGAATCTTTCATTAATAAATGTTTTAAAGATCTATTGTTTACTTTTTGTAAGTGATTTGAGTTTTCAGTTTCTTCATCGTAACTTTTGAATCTATTAGTTCCATCATCATATACACCTGATTGCGAAAGCTGATAAATCTTTCTAGACATAGTGGATGATATTGTTCCCAGTTGATCATTGAGAACTAAATCTATGGGCAAATTTACTCTTTTATTTTTATCTTCATTTACATCATCGAGTGGGTTACTTATATCAAAATTTTGTCTTGTAAATCTACCGGCATGTGAATCATAATAACTGTAAGTAGCACCCACTAAACCATTACCAACTAAATTATATAAATTGTCTGTGTCTACATGACTGTAATTCATAATTGGATAATATCTAAATTTACCTTTTTCGTTTTCTGTATACAAATTGTTTACGCCATGTACAAAAGGTGACTGAGAATTTATAGGTGCTGAATTCATCATCATCTTTAAGTCTGCTACGTTTAACTTGTCACCTATAAAACTTGAAAAAAGATAATATGGCATACCTTCAGAAGTTGTCATTCTATTCTTAATCCAAGACATTGCAGCCAAAGGTTCTAAGTTTGGTACGATGATCTTCATTTTATTTTCATGTACATCGCTATTTGCAAAATATATTTCTTTTTGTAAAAACTCTGTACTAATTTTTTCTATGATTGTTTGTGGAGAACCTGTATAACTTTTGTTTACATTGAGAAATCTTGATATGAAAGCTATGTCTTCCATAAAGTGAAGTGTTACAAGTTCTGAAGTTTCATTTACCTTTGCTGTATTAATTATCGAATCAATGTAAAAAACTTTTTCAATCATTTTAGATTGATCAGACTGTTTTATTTTTATAGTGATTGTTTCACCACCGTCAAACATAATCCTATCGAGCAATCTTTCTGTATCTATGAAAGCAATCTGCCCCGTAACATAAGGCAAATCTAAATGTTCGAATATTTCAATATCCGTCACTAATCCGTATATGTTTATGCCGGCAGGATTTATAAATCGACTCGAGTTTATTAGAACTGAATCAATTTCCGCGCCACGTGTAACTCTTTCTTGTGACATTATACTTCAATTGCTTGTTTAAATATGGAAACTATTTTT